CTTCAATGAATTTACGGAGGGTATTAATGAAGTGCCAAATGGCTCCAACGTGTTCCCCCTTATGGTAAAAATCTTTTACCCCGTGAAATCCTATTTTTAGTAAATTATTACCATCAACTAGTAATGTTTTGGTCACTTATTTTTATTTATTCGTTATAAAATCTTGTTACTCTTCTTCAAATTATCTTCAGCCCATAGGGGGTTGGAGATTTGTATAATGACACAACTTATAAAGTTCGTCTTCTGTTTTTGCGGATGATAGTGGAATGATGTGGTCAATATGGATATGTTCACCTAATAATTCCCAAGTCATACCTTCAGTAAATTGGTTTTCCAAATGTTTTTTTAAAAATTCAGGAGAACACCCTACAATATCAAAAGTTTTATTTTTTTTAGTAATGTTAAGAACATTTAAATATTTCCATATTCTACATCTCATTCTATTAATTAAATTAAACACAGGGTCACTATTTCTTCGTTCTTTTCTTTGTTCGTGTTTTCTTAATTTATAGTTTTTACGATATTCTTTCCTTTTTTCAGGATTTTTTTTATAAAAATTTTTAAGTTTTTCTTTCATCAATGTAGGATTATTAGTTCTACGAGATATTTCATAACTTTTTACACACGATTTACAATCGGGTCTTAAACCATCTTTTTTAGTTATGTCTTTACGAAATTCTGAAACATTTTGTATAACACCACATTTACTACAAACTTTATTATCCAATATCTTCTTTTTCTTCTTTTAAATCAAAATCACCATCAGTTCCAATAATATCTTTCCAATAGTCAGCATATTCTTTTTTATACTTTTCTATATTAGTTTTTTCCTCAGCAGTATCTTTACCCGCAATAAAACCGTGTGGGGTTACAATTATCTTACCATCATCATACCCAAGCCCGTTAATGTGATTCTTCATAACAGATACTTTTGTTCTTGACGCAAATTTAATAGTTCTTTTATCTTTAGTCGCGGTTATTTTAGTAGTGCCAGCACCTTTTTGATTACCAAATAAGAATACCAAAGATGAGTTTAACCAAATCGCCTCACCACCCTTAGCCTTAATTTTAGGTTGTCCAAATGGATTATCAGGTAACTCAACCCAAGGTTGGTTAACTATAATTAAAGTATTCTCATATTTAGATTCCGCCTTACGAGACCCCGATATACGTTGATTAATACCCATACCTATTTTATCAGCCAATGCCGCCGCATTATGTTGTTTACCTCCACGACCCTCAAATGTCATTTTACAAGGAACTGAACCAACAGAATCCCACATAAAACATAAACTATAATCTAACTCACCTTTTTCTTGAGCATCTAACAATGAATTAATATAATCCGTAATTTGTTCAATATAGTCAAAGTTATTATTGAAGATGTAGAAACCATCCCAATCTAATTCACCTGTTGTCTCATCAACTACCTCCTCGCATTCAAATCCCATAAGTTTTGCGTGTTCAAAACTCCATTTTTGTTCAGTAATGATAAACACAGGAAGTATCCCTTTCTTCTGAGCGTCAACCGCAGTTTTTACCAACGCAGTTGTTTTACCTGTATCGGAGTGACCTAAGAACATATTCAAATGTCCAATAGCCGGACCTGGTAATCCTACCGCATCCAAAAAGTCAGTACCTAAATCAAAGAATCTTTGTGGTTTATATTTCGCAGATGTAGAGAACTTATCTTTAATCGATTTAAAATCGTTTTTCTTAATTGCCATAAATGTCTAAATTATTGTTTTTTTTAGTTAAAAAATAAGAGTTTAGACATTATTTTAGACATTGGTCTAAATAATTATCTAAACTCATTAGTAATATTAGAATGGCATATCTTGGTCAGGTTCTGCATTCTCTTGTGGGTCTTTGTAAGAAGATACACTTGAACCACCTCCCATACTGAATTCTTCAGATGAACTATCACCATAAACATAACCACCTTTTTCAGAATCCCAACGTGGAGTTTCTCCTCGTGCAATCGCCTCTAAATAATCAGTTGGTTTTTTAGAATAGACATCTCTCCAAGTTAATTCGTCATTAACCCAAGCATCAGATTGTACTTTATCTTCGTGTAATGGTTGAGCATCATCATACATAATTGTTTGTATGATTGTATAATCTTTCCCTTTAGGTGTTTTAGCTTTAGCCAACTCAATGATTAAATCTCTACCTTTTTCAGGGTCAGTAATATCACCTTTGTTTCTCCAAATAGGAATGATTTTGTCTAACACACCTTCATTTTTGTAGTTGTGTTTGAAACGCCAGAATTTAACACCGTCTTCAGGTTTATCTCTGTCGATTACTTTAACAATGTAAAATTTGCGTGGTTTGTATTGTTTTGCAAGTTCTTTGTCAGACTCTTTACCTGTTGAGATAAGTTCTTCGTGAACTTCACTTAATGGAGAACGCTCGTTGTCGTTCTTTGCTGGGTCATAAAGTTTATTCCATTGACCACCTACTTGCATTTCGTGAAACCAAGCCTCAACAAACGGTGATTTACCGTCTTTTGTAGGTAGGATTCTAATACGTTTTTGAGCTGAGTTTTGTCCTTGTGGGAGAATCGCCGCGAAATACTTCTTCATGCGTTCATCCATAGACATTTTGTTGGAGCTACCTCCTGACTGTTGTGACTTCTCGTACTGAGCTAAGACAGAATCTAATGTTGACATCATAATAATTGTTTTTAAAATTTAAGTTTTTGTATACTCAAATATATAACCAATTATCCGTTTTGTCAAACTTAAAACCCGAAATTCTTTTTAGGTTCAGGACTAAAAGATGTCTTAATTTCTGATGGTGTAAAATTCTCAACATCGTCAGTAGTTAGAACATATTCATTTTTACCTGATTTTTCCATATCACTTTCTTTATCGATAAAGAAATCAGTTAATTTTTGATTATAAGGACCTGAGTCTAAACTTCTCAGTTCTAATTTTTCTTGTGGAGTTTTTGGACGATATTTTTCTAATTTCTCTTCTAATGAATTAACTTTATTCATAAGTTGGTCCATCTCACTTAATTTAGATTCTAAATTTTCAAGATGTCCAAATAATTGTTCAAAATATTGGTCTTGTTTTTGACCCATATCTTTTTGAGTAGTAACTAATTCTGTAATATCCAATTCTTCCGAATCTTCGTCACTCTCAGATTCTTCACCTTTACCTTCTGAGTCAATTTTTTCAACATCAGGGTCGTTTTCAACATCTATAGGTGTAGTTGGTTCTGCAGGTGGTGGTGGAGGTGGAGCTCCTGCTGCGGCGGCGTCTTCAGGTGCTGGTGGTACATCTCCTTCAGGCGCTGGTGGTAAACCACCCGCTAACTCGTCTTGCTCAACAATATATTTGTTAATACTATTGTATCTATTTAATTCTTCTAAAATTTTTTTATCTATCGACATATTCTTATCCGTTTAATAATTGTTTAACACCTGTAAGTGTTTCAACTTGAACTTTTTTATTTTTTGACATTACGTGGTCAACTCTTTCGATTAAACCGTCTTTCATTCTAACAGTATAACAATCTCCACTATCTAAATCGCAAACTTGTTTAGTTCCATTCCCCATATCTTTCTCGGTAGTTCTTACTTGCTTACCTAAATAATTGTTTAACAAAGTTTTTGTGTCCATAATATTTTTTATTATAAATATCTCGGTTTAATTAAAATTACCAAATTTTACAGTTTTAATGCAAATGCTAAATCAATACCATCGTTTATCTTATTGACTATGTCTTTATAAATCCCATCATTATTTTTCTTAAAACTTTCAAAATCGGAATTACTCATTTTCTTTTTATTCCACTTAGTTATCCACAATTTAGCCAAATTTTCAGCCGAAACTGAAACCCCTGAGTATTTCGACCAATAATCATTCAATAATTTACTAACATTATCAATATTATCAAATGTCGCATAAGGGACGTAAGTATTATCTATTTGTTTTGAACATAAATAATTTTGATTGAAGTACTTTCTTAAGTCTCCAGGCCAAACATAATTTAATTTAACTCCCGCATAATTATTATTCCAAGCAATAAAT